ACATATGTAGTTGAGTTATACGACGATGTTTGGTCGCAGGTGTTTACAACGGACGACGTAGACGAGGCGAAGTATTACGTGCAAACAAAGCGGGACAATGGTAGACGTTATCGAATTGTCAAGCATACAACGGAGGTTTTATGAAATACGATATAAGCGAAGTTAGAAAAGAGTTAGACACGCTGTTACATTGGACATGGTGGGAGTTAAAGATTGTTAGTGATCATCTAATGACAGATAACGACGGCTATAACGAAGAAGATTATTGTCAGTTTAAGGAAGACTTTTTTGAATTGTCAATAATGTTGAATAGTCTTGAGCATATTCTAGGTGAGAAATACACACCTAAAAGTGCAGAAGACAGGCCGTGGCAGCAACAAAAACATTACAAACATCACAAGTATGTATCGGAGGTTTTATGAAAGGTGAATGTAATCTGTTTGACGTAGAAATGTTGGTTGACATTACAGTTCAGTTCACCAACGAGGACGGGTTGATCATTTTAGACTCTGTCAAGTGGTATGGTGTTGAGCTGGTCGAGATGATTGATCAACACGTTTACGATAAAATTGTTGAACATATTGTTGACGAGGAACTGTGAGCTGTGTTTATAATCTATACAGAAGCAGAAAAGTTTAATTTAAAAATATTATCTTATAAGGTATTTAACCTATGAGTATCTCTAAAGAACAGAAAGTAAGTGAGCTTGTTGAGCGACAGCTTGAGACGTTAACGCTCATTGAGGCTATGAACATTGCAGGTAACTTCTTCTCTGACTTGTTAGAATCAATGGACGACGAAGAAGTTGACGAGCTTTACACCGACATGGGGGCAGGCCGTTATGGCATTCACTGAGACACATCAGCCTTGTTCTGATTGCGGTAGCAGTGATGCGTTATCGTACAATGAGGACGGCTCTAGTTATTGTTTTAACTGTAGCAAGTACACGAAAGCCGACAAGGTAGATAACGTCAGAGAGCTAGGTTCTATCAGCGATAAGCCTAAGCCGTCATTCACTCAGACAGAACATCGGTTAATCACAGCGGAGTATCGTACGATTACTGACCGTCTCATTACAGGAACGACGGCGAAGAAGTACGCAGCACTCAAGCAGGGTGACGTTACAACATTCGGTTATTACAACCCTGACGATCCAACAAAGCCGATAGCTGCCAAGGTTCGTAACCCTGACAAGCGGTTCAGTATCATTGGAGATTGGAAGCAAGCAGGCTTGTATGGACAGCACTTGTTCTCTGAAGGTGGTAAGTATGTGACTATCGTTGAAGGTGAGTATGATGCGTTAGCGGCTCACCAAATGACAGGTAGTAAGTTTCCCGTTGTCAGTGTCCGTAACGGTGCAACGTCGGCGGCAAAGGACTGTCGCCTCTTTTATGATTGGCTAAACAGCTTCGAGAACATTGTTATTTGTTTCGATGCTGACGAGCCGGGGCAGAAGGCAGCGAAGGAATGTGCTGATCTGTTCGGTAACAAAGCAAGGATTGTTAAGCACGTCAACGGCTACAAAGATGCGTGTGATTATCTTGTTAACAATCAGTCGGAGATGTACACCAAAGCATTCTGGTCTGCTCAACCATACACACCTGAAGGTATCGTGGGTGCTGGTGAGCTACGTGATCTAATCAAGAAGCCGCTTGTTAAGTCTAAGGTACAGTACCCCTTCGAGGGGCTGAACAAACACCTGTACGGTATACGCACAGCAGAGCTGGTTACTATTTGTGCAGGCTCTGGACTAGGTAAGTCTACTCTACTACGTGAGGTAGTCAGCTCCATCATGGCACAGTCTGAAGATAACCTTGGTCTGATGTTCCTTGAGGAGACACCTGAACGTACCATGCGTGGCCTTGTAGGTCTTGAGCTGAACAAGCCTATCCACTTACCTGACTGTGAGTATGACGACAGCGACATTGACCTTGTGTACGATACGATGGACTATGAGAACCGTGTCTATCTCTGGGAACACTTCGGTAGTAACGAGATAGAAAACGTACTGGGCAGGATGAGATACTTTGTCAAGGTACTAGGCGTACGTTATATCGTACTGGATCACGTCTCTATCTTGGTCTCTGACCAGAGCAACGGTGATGAACGACGTGCCTTGGACATGATCATGACTAAGCTACGCACGTTCGTACAGGAGATGGGTATTTGCATGTTCCTTGTGAGCCACCTACGACGCCCTGAAGGAAAGCAATTGGAAGACGGTGCTGTCACTAGCCTTGGTATGTTACGTGGCTCTGCGTCGATTGCACAGCTTTCTGATGCCGTGATCGGTGCTGAACGTAACAGTCAGAGCGATGATCCCATCGTTAGAAACACGACCGTGCTGCGTGTGTTGAAGAACCGATACACTGGCAAGACAGGCAAGGCATGTGAGGTGTTCTACAACGAAGCTACTGGACGACTAACACAACGTGATGAACGTGAGGAGAAACCGTTATGATAGTAAGGTTAGGTGAAACAGAACAGAAAGTTTGTGAGTACGTTGCTAAAGAGCGATACAACAATGCTCGCCGCAAAGGAATAACTGACAACAAGAAAGGTCCACAGTCAAATTACGATACCGACCTTGAAGGAGTGGCTTCAGAAATGGCAGCAGCAAAGCTTCTAAACGTCTGGCCCGATATACAGATTGAAGAAATACCTACACATGATTTAATTTTAGGAACATATACCATTGATGTTAAGGCTACGAAGTACAGAACAGGCAAGTTGATAGCAGCCTTACATAAAAAAGACAAAGCATGCGACTATTATATGTTGATGTTAGGCACGTTTCCGGAGTATTCTTTAGGTGGTTTTTGTAGAAAAGAAAAGTTATTGAATGAAGACACGATAACGAATCTAGGGTGGGGGCAGTTACATGCTCTTGAACAGAACGATCTAATGTCCTTGGATGAGTTTAAAAAGGAAACAATGTTGTGAGATGTATAGCGTGTGATGTAGAGCTAACAGACTACGAAGCAACAAGACGATTCGCTGTTAGCCAAGAGTTTGTAGACTTGTGCAACAAATGTTTCGCTGTTAGTCTAGATGACGGTGATGTAATTGACCGTGCTGATCTACGAACACTCGCAGACATAGAGGAGAGTATACACCATGAGCAAGATTGGGACTTGGATATTGGAACAGGAACAGTTGACGGAGACTTACCAGAAGTTTAACCACGACGCTGAACGTAACGAACTGAATGAGAAATACGATGAATACCTGTTATTTGGACATAGAAACTACTTTGGATCACTCAACGATCTGGTGTGCCGTTACGAAGGTGAAGAACAACATCCAAGTACATACGACATCAGAGTCTTTGAAGAAGGTGTTGAACAATGCTGAAGAAATTGTGGGACATAATCTCATCGGCTTCGATGTTGGTGTGCTTGATCGTGTTTGGAACGTATGCATCCCTAGGCATCTTATTGTGGATACTCTCTACCTCTCCCGACTCTACAACCCCAGCCAAGATGGAGGACATTCACTGCGTAATTGGGGAGCAATCCTAGGAGGAACAGGAAAGCTCGACTTTACCGACTACGACGGTGGACTAACAGACGAGATGATCGAGTATTGTATAGCTGATGTTGAGCTGACTGAGCGGGTACATAAGTGGTTATCGATGCAGATGATGAAGGAAAAGTTTTCTCAAAAGTCTATTGATCTGGAACATCGTGTAGGCTGGATCGTAACTGAGCAGGAACGTAACGGCTTTAAACTAGATACAACCTACGCTGAAAAGTTAATGATGGATCTTATGTTCGAGATGAATAACATCGAAGCAGATCTACAGTCTATCTTCCCACCTATCGTTGAAGAACGCTGGTCAGAGAAGACAGGTAAGCGTCTGAAGGACAAGGTAACAGTGTTCAATCCCGGTTCACGTAAGCAGATAGCAGAGCGACTGCAAGGTCTGGGTGTTAAGTTTGACAAGAAGACTGAGAAGGGCAACATCATTGTTGATGAGAAGGTGCTGGACAGTATAGATCTTCCTGAAGCCAAAGCTGTTGCACGTTACATGATGCTGCAAAAGCGAGTAGCTCAGATAGATTCATGGTTGAAAGCAGTGAAGGACGATGGTAGAGTACACGGTAGAGTCATCACTAACGGAGCTGTGACAGGACGTATGACACACCAGTCACCTAACATGGCACAAGTACCAGCAGTATCTGCGCCGTTTGGTAATGAGTGCCGCTCATGCTGGACAGTGGATGAAGGAAACAAGTTAGTTGGCATCGACGCCAGCGGTTTAGAGTTACGTATGTTGGCTCACTACATGGACGATGAGAACTATACTAATGAAATCCTCAATGGCGATATTCATACGGCTAATCAACGAGCAGCTGGACTTGAGACGAGACCTCTTGCGAAAACATTCATTTATGCGTTTCTGTATGGAGCCGGAGATGCTAAGATCGGAGCTATCGTTGGAGGAAATAGCGTTACTGGACGCAGACTTAAAGAAACATTTCTTTCTAACACG